ACTCCCGCCAGAGCAAGAGGTACGTCCTCTTTTATATCAGGATAACTATCGAAAGGCTTCATCGTGACTACATATTGGGGATTAAAATAAGGAAGAATCTGTTCTACAATCTGCAGAGCATCATCTTGATTTTTAGCATAGATTGATAACTGAAAGCCTATATTATAAGGAACAAAACTATAGAACTTATTCCTATTACCGTAACCCGTTCCGGTCTGGGTGAAGTTATTAGTTTTCTGCAGCTGCCTTGCTGGATCATATCCGATGGTAGTTATCTCGAACGACATACGAGGTAGTTTCAACGCCACTTTAGAATCTTCAATTAGATCGGGTTGGGATCTAATACGATCAAGAAACTTACGCTGAGGCGCGTATGATAGTGGAACCTTAACCTGCGATATGACCTGACCAGAAGAGTTAGAACGGATAACATAAAGGTTATTAAAAAGTGTACCAAATACAGCAACACTTTTCCTTAGCTTCTGATGATAAAAATGTGTTCCAAGCATGTTTAACCTTTATATATTGATTGTAGGTGAGTTTCAAACTCTTCGACCTTAGCCAATCTATTTGGCCATAATATATATTCCTTTTCTGGATTCTTTTTTAAATTATTCAACAGAGGAACAATAGCGTTATAAAGTTTATCCAGCTTATCCTGAGTAGTACTTGCTTTGCTTTCAACTTCTTTAGCCGTAGCTCCAAGAGCCTGAACGGCTTCAAGCTCAGACTCATCTACCGCTGTAAATCCAAAATCGAATAAGTCGCTCATTTCATCAGTCTCTTAATAGTTGCTAGGGCTTTTTTACCGTCGGGGTGTCTTGGGTTTATGCTTACCTCATTACCATTCATAAAATCAGATATATTGGCAGATTTACCTAGAGAAGTTATCGCTTTATGTAAGGGATCTCTTGGGTCATATCTCGTCTCGAACCCCGGTTTACCTCTAAGCTCTACCCATTTACTATCACCTTTATTCCACATTTTAAGCACATCTTGTGATCTACCACGGATAAGCTTTAGCTTAATACCCTCTGATATATATGTTTTAAACCCAATCATTAGCTAGGATCTCCGAAGGGGTTAGATTCGCTGAAATCCAAGAAGCCGTCTGCAGCGGTTTCGAAATCATTATTCTGTTCATTTTGGGATATTTTATTATCTTCGCTCACAGATGACAATAGAACATTGTTAGTTTTCTCGCCGTCAGAAGATAATTGATATATTACTTTATTTGCTGCAAATTCGTGATATTTACCATCATTTGCTCCAATATGGACAAGACTTAATATATTGGTATTCGGATTCCATCTAACAACTTCACCAGACATAGTTACGCTATCTGCCAAATCTTGATATACCATATCGCCAGCAGTAAATCCAGCGCCATCACTATCCAAAGTCAATAGGTATGTATATGCGTATTCTTCTTCAATATCGTCAACTGCTTCCACACCAGTATCAAAGTCTTCGTCATTATATTCAAATAGCTCACAACGTAATTTATATACCGTAAGATTACTTAACTGGTAAAATGGTTCTTCGTGCTCTACCATCATTATTTGGAATAACTTATTAGACAATGGCAAATAGATCAGGTCACCCTCGAAAGGTCTTACACTCTGAACCTCGTTATCATACCGGGCAACCAATTGCGTCCATCTTTTCCTAGAAACCACAAAAGTTGCCTGATCCCTTATCTCAACTCCAAACTTAGTAAACAGATCCCCCTCACCACCAAATCCTTCTATGTTCTCGATGTACATCTCAATACGGTGGGAGGAGTTAAATCTTGACGGAACATCGTCGCCTAAAATTCTATCCTCGTTTACTATATCCCTTGGAAGATAATAAACATCCTGACCATACATCTTTAAGGATTCTATTACTAAATCCTCGTATAGATTTTGCTCCGATCTTACCTTTGGGCTAAAATAAAAATTAGTGGCCATAACCTATCCCACGAAAAAATCTACTGGAAGTTCGTATTCTAGTCTAATTCTTTCTCTTAACTGATTTATTTCATTTATAGCATCTTCGTAGATAACTCTTGCGTTAATCTGTACTCCGCCTGGAAGCTGCATACCTTCGAATTTCATAAGGTTCGAGCCCCACTGTCTTTTAACTACTGCAACTGCATATTCTTTTAGCCAAATGTCTTCCCACACCTGGGTGAAAGTGCTTTCATCGATGTAGACATAAGCTTCTAGTACAATATAATCGCCCTCTTGAATATCTTTATCGTCGATGTCGCCTCGAATATAAAGCCTATTCTGACGACGTGCGAAGTTTACCTGTGGGGATCCGGTTAATCTTTGATCTAGTAATGATAGGTATTGCTGCATCTGTTCATAATATGCTAAGTCCCCTATATACGTGTGAATATCGGCAATATCATTCAGGTGCATCTGATACTTAATATCAAAAAAGTTTCTGGAGGATGTCAGATTAGATCCTATACTAAACATTTTAATTACATGGAGAGCATCAGAAGGAACAGTGATATACTGATTAGCAATATCAGTTGCAGTCATCTGATGTTTAATATAAGTTCTGTGAACTGCATCAGAGTGAAATTCTCTCCAGTATGCTAAGGCCTCATCAACCCTATCTTCCATCTGTTGTTCTTCGACATTGATTTCTATAACTGGATCACCTAGGTCTCTTTTTATATAATCAATAAATTCGTCCCTGCTAGTAATTGCCATATTTTATATCCTTTAATATCTTACCTCTATTTATAAGGTTAAGAACCCCACACTAGAGTACTACCGACATAGATTGCAGAAACAGCTGTTGAACCAATACTAACGCTATTAAATGCTGAGGAGCCAAGATAAACATCAGTAGAGCCACCTCCACCTCCACCTCCTCCGCCAGATGGAGCTGGAGCCGAAGCACTACCACTAGACCAACCAGTAGCGGTGATTGTTAAACCGTTGCCCCACCCTGTCGCTGAAATAATTGGCTTAGCCATTATGTCACCGTAGCAGTAATACTGTTAAACCAGATCATATCATTAGTTCCACTTGGACCTCTACCAGTCGGAGCTGAAATGTATATTTTTACTATCATATGTTTAGAGTTTTGCGTTCCAAGATCAGTAGTTGTGTATGTTAAATTATAATTAGTTTGAGCAGAATTTGCACTAACATTACCATAAGCAAAATTTCCGTTCCCATCAATTTTTAAAACATTTATACCATAAGTTCCAGACCAAGATGTTGATGTTGTAATGTTAGCAACTACGGATAATGTGTTTCCTGCTGCATATGCATTACATGGTATTTCAACGTTTTTCAAATATGTATATGTACCGGCTGTATCAGGTTTAATAAAACATAAAGCTCCGTCAGATTCATTATAATATAACATAGGTGTATGGTTATTATTATTAAAATTAGTTGAAAATGCAGCTCCTACTGGAATATTATCATAATCATTTGTAGAAAAATGAACATTAACATCACCGGTATACAGATTTGAATTATTATATAAATACATATCAGTTCTTACATTGAATCCTGGATTTGTTGTTCTATAGTCATTTCCATCACACTTTAATTGTCCAAAAGCCATGTTTCCTTCAGTCAAATAATGAGGCGTGCTGGATCTTCCATCATAGTAAATATTTTTATTATCATACCAATTAGTAGCTGAAAGCAGAACGTCTTCATATTGACCCGCGATGATACTACTGATTGTAGAGCCTGATGTTGGACCAACATCAGGACCAAACCTTTCAGATTTATTTACTGGCCCCCATACATCTCCTAAAAATGTAAATGCCGGCAAAGTGCTATTAGTAGTTATAAAATCCTTCTGGCCTTGATATACACCGATATAAGCACTATCTAAAAATTTAATTGTATTAGAAGTCACTGAACTAGCATACATAACTCGATCAGTGTAAGACATAATAGTACCAATTGATACATCGCTATCATTAGATCCGCTCCAACCCTGAAACCGTTGGCCGGTATAGGCCATTACATTATTTAATCTAAGAGTTGTATTACCATAAGTAGCATTCCTATAAGTATATAATCCATAATAACCAGTGGCATAATTAACTTCGCTATTATTTGTAGCACTATCAGCTCCTGAGCTAACCCCGGTATAATAGTAATAAGTAACATAATTATAATTTGGCCAACCTGGATCAGATTTTACCAAGCCTCCAAATCTTTGGGTGTACTGATTACCACTATAATATCCTCCTAGAGCTGAGTACATATACATATACATATATGGATAGCTGTTTGATGATGGATATATTGCAGCTATTGTAGTGTTTGGAAGATCATAAAGAGTATCCGGGCCAGTACTTGAATTACCACCAGTGTTAAAATATAGATATCTCCAACTATTCATGTTAGTGAACTGAAAACAGATAATGGTATAACCATTTCTTGTTGTTTCGCTATCCCAACCATCTGTAATTTTTACACCCACATTATTATAACAACCCAAATACCAATTGCCACTACTCCAATATGTATTATCATCAAAGTAATATCGATAATCTACTACTTTAATATTAAAATTACTGGTATTACTATTATTATAAGGACTAACATAACTTAACATATTATATTGCAACGGCCGTTGATAACTATGTGGTGTAAACCTGTCATCTGAATTATTATCATAAGCTTGAACAAACCAATAAGGTTTGTTTCCGTCTGTATCAGGTACACTCATGGTATCAGTAAATGTCTTATCAAATAATATTAAATGACAGTCAGTTGTGCGGCTAGTATAAGTTTGTTTATTAGATCTACTAGTAGACCAAGCACTAGGAGTCGTTTCCCCGGTTATTCTATAAAGTTGAAGGCCACTAAAATAGAAAGTACCAGCATCAATTAGGTAGCTACTGATAGCTTGGCCTTTTAGGCGAATTTCATCGCCATCACTCATACCACTTATCACATTATTACTATCACCTGTACTAGTACCCTTTATGTCAGACAATGCATATGGTGCAGAATAAGTTCCTGATCGAGAAGAAGTGTCCGTAGTACCGTGAATACCACCAATAGGACATTCAATGTATGGATCAACCCAATAAACTGTCATAATTATGCTCCTTCAAAGGATTGTTCATACTCGACTAATTTAGTTTGAACAGCAGCATCTAGTTCTCCAATTGGCATATTTAAATTATCAGTAAGCACGAGCTGTTTCATAATTTTGTCTTGAATATCATTAGTTTCGTCAACGATAGTAGCATCAAATTCTAAGATCATTTTATCATTTCTCTGAAAAACTCTGTATGTAAATTTATCTGCGTGTGCAATAATAGCCATTTTATTATCCTGTTACAAAATAGATTGTGTTAGCGTCTGGTGAACCTGGCAATGATGCGACAACTTCAATTGCATATCCTTTAATTGCTTTGCCGGTTACGTAAATATTTCCAACCATTGCTGCGTGACTGGTACATTGATATACAAGAGAGTCTGGAGCATCCATAGGAACAGTAAACGTAACCTTGACAGTACTAGCACCAGATACACCAGATGTATATGCAGAGCCTCCGTCTGATACTCTAATTGCTAATGGATGAGAAGAGTATGATGAATTATTAATTACATAAGTCTTTCCACGTTCAAAGTACATATCTGGATTATTTCCAGACTCTGTTGGAAAGCCATCTCCTGTAAACTTATACACACTACTGTTAGCCGTAGTGACATTTATAACTGAGTTTGGAACAGCAGTGTTAGATTCTAGAGCAGATGTAATCTCAGTATCTAAACTGGTTAGATTAGCAGCATCCAGTGTCTCAATGGCAAGTTTTTTCCATTTACGGCCATCCCACTTATAAGAAACGTTGTTCGTGGTGATTGTTTGATTTAATGATTTGCTACTAGGAAATTTTACCTTAGCCATATTAAAACCTCTTCTAACTAGTTATCACTATTTATAAGAGTTCGAACAACCAATCGCTCTGAATAAGTTTATATTCTGAATAAGAATTTTCTAAAATATCTATTGGTTTATAACCGATCGAATTCATGTAGTTAAACACCTCTGTGATCAAAGGTGCTTTTTCATTATATTCGATATACGAACATTCGAGCAGAATAAATCTTGGCTTTTGTTCTAAAAACTTCTTTGCGCCTTTAAGAATAATAATCTCAGAACCTTGAGTGTCAATCTTAACCAGACCTTTGGACCAATCCCCAGACATATCAACAACAGAATCTAAAGTCTTCATATCTCTAAATTCAGTGTTTGCATTCTTGTAGAATTCAGTGTTCTCTTTAAATATAGAAGTACCAGTCGTTGAACCCCAACCAGTATCAGCAATGCTGTATAGGCTGGTTAGTTGTTCCTGATCACCCAATACTTCAAAAACAGCATCCGATTGTAGATACTGTTTATTACGCTTATCAGCTTCAAATTGCTGCACATGACAAGATGGCCAAACGGACTTTACAATATTAGTAAACTCACCTCGATAAGCACCAATATCTAAAGCCCGTTCAAGCTCAAATCCGGTTCTTTTTAAATAAAAGAACCTTTCAACAAAACCTTGCATTACTCTTCAGCGAGTTCTTCTGCAACGTTATCTTCTGCTTCTACAGAAGCAGATAGGTTGTTTACAAAGAACTGACGTGCAGCCTGAAGCTGACCCATCTCTGCATTTAGGTTTGCAATCTTGCCATCAAGATTATTAATCTGTGCAAGCATCATTTGCTCATCACTTGTTAGATCCTCAATCGCATATTCTTTATCGTTGATTGTGATCATTTGCTTTTGTTCTTCAGCCATTTGTTACCTCGTTAATTAGCTGTTGCCATTGTTGTTGTCTTGTACCCCAAGACCAATGATTTAAATAATAATTATATTGGCTTTTACGCCAATGATAATTATCCCAATATGTGTCAATAGCATTATTCAATAATTTAGAATATCTATCAACCAATTTATTACAAAGGGGAACATAGTCAGCCCATGTTCCACAAGTTTCATAAAGTGCTCCGTAGTTAGTTGTA